GAAAAAGCGTTCTTATATCTTTAACGGGTTCGTTACTGACAACGAATCAACAGAAGATAACATTCCTGAAAATCCAATTCGTAGGTTTGTTATTTCACCTCAAATTTATAAAATCATTAGTTCAGCATTAATGGATCCGGAGTTTGAAGAAATTCCTACAGATTATGAAGCTGGCACAGATTTTAAAATAATGAAATCTAGCAAAGGCGGATATGCTGATTATAGCACATCTAACTGGAGCAGACGTTCACGTGGTTTAGACCAAACAGAACGTGATGCAATTGCGGCAAATGGATTATATAATCTAAATGACTTCTTACCTAAGAAGCCAGACGCAGATCATTTAAACGCTATCTTTGAGATGTTTGAAGCAAGTGTAAATGGTGAGCTTTATGATGTAGACCGTTTTGGATCGTTTTATCGTCCATACGGTGTAGATGCACCTACAAGTGCAGCTAAAGTAACACCAGCACCAGCGGCTCAAGTTGCGGCACCAGTTGCGGCAGCGGCACCAGTTGCAGAAGCGGCACCAGTGGCACCGGTAGCACCAGCTCCGGTCACTCCTCCACCAGCACCAGCACCAGCTCCGGCTCCTGCTGCAGACAGTGGAGCGGCACCGAGTGCAGAAGACATCCTAGCAGCGATTCGTAATCGTAAGTAAATAACAAAACTTGGGCATGCATACGCATGTCCAAGTTCTTAGATTGGAGATATAAATGGCAAAACCTTTTGACGTAAGCAAATTCCGTAAAAGTATTACTAAAGCAGTTCCTGGACTAAGTGTTGGATTTAATGATCCAGACACATGGATATCAACAGGAAATTATACACTGAACAAATTAATTAGTGGTGATTTTCTAAAAGGTGTTCCGTTAGGTAAAGTAACTGTTCTTGCAGGCGAAAGTGGTGCAGGTAAAAGTTATATAGCGGCAGGAAACGTAGTAAAAGCAGCACAAGACCAAGGTATTTTTGTTGTCTTAATTGATAGTGAAAACGCACTTGATGAAAAGTGGCTACATGCATTAGATGTAAACACAGCAGAAGATAAACTTCTAAAACTTAACATGAGTATGATTGATGATGTTGCACGAACAGTAAGTGACTTCATGAAAGATTATAAAGCAGAATACACAGATAAAGAAAAAGACGAACGTCCTAAAGTATTGTTCGTTGTGGATTCGCTAGGCATGTTACTTACTCCTACTGATGTAGATCAATTTCAAAAAGGTGATATGAAGGGTGACATGGGTCGTAAACCTAAGGCATTAACTTCATTGGTTAGGAATACAGTTAACATGTTTGGTGAGTTTAATGTTGGTATGTTATGCACAAATCATACATATGCATCGCAGGATATGTTTGACCCAGATGACAAGATATCAGGTGGACAAGGCTTTATCTATGCATCAAGTATTGTTATTGCTATGCGTAAACTTAAACTAAAAGTAGACGCAGATGGAAATAAAACATCACAAGTTCATGGTATTAGAGCGGCGTGTAAAGTAATGAAAACACGTTATGCTAAACCGTTTGAAAGTGTGCAAGTTGAAATTCCATATGAAACAGGAATGAGTCCACACAGTGGATTAACAGATTTCTTTGAAGGCAAAGGTGCATTAAAGAAAACTGGTAATAGACTTGAATACACTAGTCCTGTTACAGGAGAAATAGTAACACAATTTCGTAAAGCATGGGAACATAACACAGATGGATGTTTAGATACTATTATGGATGAGTGGGAAAAACAACCAGATGATATTAAAGACCATGATGGTGACAATGATACCCAGGAGGTAGTTAATGAATCTGAGTGATAACGATTTAGAGTTATTTTTACAGATATTTGATAAGGCAATTGCACATATACCTGATAAAGTTAAAGAAAAGTTTTCTGAAGATTTTATTTTTACACTAGATGATTATGGTGTAGATTTAAAAAGACATGCAGTAGAAATAGGTGATCATGACGAACATTTAGATCAAGCACTTACAGATCATTTTGAAGTTAACGATGAACTTGATTCTGATGATGAGTATTCAGAAGAATATTGGGAAGATGAAGACTGATGGCTAACTGGTATCGTAAAGTTTCACAAAACATGGGAGAGATAGTTTCGGCTATCTCTTTCTACGAATGTGAAATTGATGCAGCAAAGTTTGAATGTGGCATGAAAGGTGTGTTAGAAAAACACAGTAGAGAAATGCCTGGTATAGTCGAACATAGGTTTAATCAGCTACAAGAAGTAGAAGCAATATTAGAACATCTAAATACAGAAATGCGTAAACTACGTAGTCAAACATTTAGAAAATTTTTAGAGAATTACAACAAAGCATTAAGTAGCCGTGATGCAGAAAAATATGTAGACGGTGAACAAGACGTAGTAGACTTACAATATCTAATCAATGATTTTAGTCTAATACGAAACAAATATATCGGTATAATCAAGGCACTTGAAGCCAAAGGCTTTCAAATTAATAATGTAGTTAAACTACGTGCCGCAGGATTAGAAGATATTTCATTATAATATAATTATCAAATAAATCTTAAAATAAATGTATAAAAAGGTTGACCTTTTGTTAAAAGTATTGTATATTAATAAACATAAGCAACAAAGAGTTTAGCGGCTCAATGTTTATAGTGCAAGGAAGAGGCGTTACCTAGGCGTCGAACTTGACTGCTCAGGGGTTATACCCAGGCTTTACCCGGAAAACGGAGGGAGTCACATTGCGGATACGCAGGAGTAGGTGGTAGTGTAGATAGAAAAGGTATCTAGTTGTGCTACTTGGAGGTGCACCCCAGTCCTCCCTATTTTGCTTATTTAAAAAGGCATTCTTTGGAATGCCTTTTTTCTTGAATAAAAAGGTTGACAAGTAAGACTTCTTACTCTATACTGTAAGTATAAAGTTTAAAAACGGAGAACTTAAATGGCATTAGCACTATATAACTTTCGTATAAAGCAAACAAAAGAACTCAATGAATTATTGAGATCAATTATTGAATTAGATAAAGAACACTAGGAGAAATACTATGTCAGCAACACAAGTAAAAAATGATATAAGCAATTATACACCAGCTGAAATATTAGCTATCTCATTTGAAGTGTTTGATGCACAGGGCTTTGTTAAAAGTGGATTTGGTTATAAACAGCCTACTAACACAGTAGATGAAGAAGGTAACCAAATATACACAGACATTAAAGATAATAAAACAGTTATCATTCAAACAATAAAAAACTTCAATGGAAAATACATTCCCAATCAAAAATACGTAGATCAAGCAACATCTGAAATTGAACGCATTAACGGTAAGATGATGATGAAGAAATTAGGTGGTGGACTTAGTAATTTTGAAAGTGGACTGGTTAAAGCATTAGAAGAAGATGTTAATAACTTCCATGTAAGTATTATCGCAAGTGTTCCAAATTCAGTTAAGATTGATAAGAAGCGTGAAGCACTGAATGATCGTATTGGACAATTAAAACACACAAGTAATTATATAGGCAAAAAAGGCGCTCGCTATGACATTGAAGTAGATGTAATCGATGTTAAGTTTATACAGTCAAGTGATGTATATATGATTACATGTGTATCAGATAACAAAGATATTGTTAAATTTTGGTGGAGAGAACAGCCTGATTTAACTGATATAATTGAAGGTAAAACAATAACTATACGTGGAACCGTTAATAAACAGGAAATAAGCAAGTATAGTAATGCAAAAGAAACTCTTTTCAACAGAGTTAAGCTAAGTTTACCAAAATAATTTCAAAAAAAGTTTTAAACCCTTGATATATAAGGGTTTTTTTCTTGCTGAATAGGTTGACAACCAAGACATCTTGCCGTATAATATAACTATATTAACAATAAAAAAGGACGTAAAAATGGCACAATTTAAACTATATCAAATACACTTAACAGATGCTGAAATTGACTTAATCAATGCAGAAGGGCATGATGCAGTTCATAAACAGTCTTTAAAGTTAGACATGGGTCTTCGTAAAAATGATACAGGAATGGTTGCCAGCGATGCGTTCAATCGTGGGTATTACACACACGTATCAAACATTACTGCTGATGATCTTAATGGTGTATTTCATACAGGTAACATGGGTCCAGAAGAAAACATTGAGAGATTAGCTCCAATGTATTCATGTTCAGTAGGCGACATTATTGAAGACGAAGCAGGTAACAAACAAGTTGTTGCTAACTTTGGTTTTGCGGAAGTGGCGTAAATAAAAGGTTGACAAGTAAGAAGTCTTACTATAGTATATTAATATAAACTAAAAAACAGGAGTTTTTAATAAATGACACAAATGCAACTAAAGAAGGCTCGCAAGAATAGAAAAGGCGAGACAATTGTAGAAGTTCTTCCTAACAATGTGAAGGATAATCCAAACGAAACAGATGCACAAATTATTGAGCGTATGCGTGAACGTTTTACAATCCTAGACGATATGACGCAAGCGTCAATTGATGGTGTTGTTAGAGGTATGGTAGTAACAGGACCTCCAGGTGTTGGTAAGTCATTTGGTGTTGAACAAGTATTAGAAAAGAATAACTTGTTTGATAAAATTGCTGGTAATAAATTAAAGTTTGAAGTTATTAAAGGTGCCAGTTCTGCAATAGGATTATATAAAGTATTGTATGATAATGCAGATAAAAATAGTGTTCTAGTTTTAGATGACTGTGATACAGT